ACGCCTTAGTGCCGCAACCCGACCATTGATGAAGGATGAGGCACTCAAATTACGTGCTTTGACATCGTTTGATGGGATTAAGGTCTACGGAGCTGGTCTGGTTGAATCTGCTAAACACAGATTTCTTGCTTCGGCACTAGGCTCCAACAGATTGGAGCCATATTTGCGCTCCAGGCTGCGCCGATCCGCTGATGTGGAGCGCAACTTTGAGCGCATGGTTAGGGGGGTGCTTGGCACTCGGATGGGCATACAGGCAGCAGCCCAACAATCCAGTAACGACCCAGACTACGCGACTGCGTTGAACGAGGTTTTCGCGGATATTGCGCGAGAGCAGACGCAGAAATAGGCTTGCCAAACGGCTTAAAGCCAATAAAGTCGCAGCATGGACGAACCCAAGGAGGAACTGGCCGAGCTTGAGGACAAGGAGAATATGTCCAAGTTCTTTGCTCAGATTAAGGAGCGTGCCAAGGAGTTGCCTCCGAACAGCCTAGAGAACACCAAGCCGCACGTAGCGGCCAAGGCTTTGTGGATGTTGTCGCTGGGTGAGTCTATCCGCGAGGTGAGCCGTGTGACTGGCGTAGGCCATGAGACAGCACGCCGCCTGATGTGTGACCACAAGGAAACTTACGAGGCGCAGCAGAAGCTCGCAGCGGTGCGTTACACGATGGGGGCGCAGGAGTTTGTAGACCGAATCTTTGAGTGGTCTGAGATGGCTGCTAACGACCGGGAGATGCTCAAGAAGATTAGCCCTGACAAGCTGGCTATGACGGCTGGCATCTTACAGGACAAGGCTTTGACGCTCTCAGGGCAGGCTACCAGCGTGGTTGAGCATCGCAAGGGCAAGAGTATCGAGGAGGCGTTGGAGCTAATCAAGGCTGCGCGTGAGCGGGTTGCTAAGGGCAAGGTAGTCGAAGCTGAAATTGTCGAGGATGCTTGAGTGGACTAAACACCCTATCCTGCCGATCCCCTCAGACGAGGAGATTGCAGCGATGGATGCCGAGGAACTGCTTGCCATCCATGAGGTGCGCGAGCAGGCCATCAGGGACGCTCAGGACGACCCATACCGCTATGGCTTCCGTCTGCCTCACTGGGAGCGAGCAGAGGAGCAGCTACACGAAGTAGACGAGATACTTGCAAGCGGAGGCAACCGGAGCGGCAAAACTGCATGGGGTAGCTTCTGCGTGGTCAAGGCGGCTATTGAAAACCCCAAAAGCATAATTATGTGCTTTGCTCAGACGAGCGAGGTGAGCGTGCGCCAGCAGCAGAGTGCGGTGTATCAATGGTTGCCACCAGAATACAGGCGCAAGCAGACGGGCGCATCCACATACATTAGCTATACGGTCAAGAATGGATTTACTGACAACTCGTTCATTCTGCCCAATGGTTCGCAGGTGATCTTCAAGACTTATTCACAGTATCAGAATAACCCTACAATCTTGGAGGGTGCTGAACTTGGCTGTAAAGACCCCGTGTGGCACAACATTGGTTGCTGGCTGGACGAATATCTGCTTGGTGAGGACTTGATTGGAACGCTGCGTTTCCGCTTGGCTACGCGCAATGCCAAGATGCTAGTCACGTTTACACCTATTGACGGATGGACTGAGGTGATTAAGGACTACTTAGACAAGGCTAAGACTGTTGAGTCGAGGGAGGCAGAGCTGCTGAATGGCGAGCCAGTTCCGTATGTCCAGCGCAGCCACAACCGCAACGCATCAATACATTACTTCCACACTAAGGATAACCCGTTTGGTGGTTATGAGCGTATTAAGAACGATCTTAAAGGTAGACCCCGTGAGGAAATCTTGATTCGCGCCTACGGTGTGCCAGTGAAGTCGCAGGCCACCAAGTTTCCCAAGTTCAACAAGGAGGTGAACGTGATACCGCAGGACATGGTTCCCACCAAGGACGTGACCCGCTACTGCATTATTGACCCGGCAGGCAGCAAGAATTGGGCGATCTGCTGGATTGCCGTGGATGCCACTGGAACCTACTACGTCTACCGCGAGTGGCCTGACAGCACGATTGGCGACTGGGCTGAGTGGAAGGGTGGCAAGTGGGTTGCTGGTCAGGGTGCTAAGGGCTTGGGCTACGGCATTAAGGACTACGTGCAGCTAATCCTTGAGCTAGAGGACGGGGAGGAAATCTACGAGCGGATCATTGACCCTCGCCTCGGTGCAGCCAAATATCAGGCACAGGATGGAAGCAGCAGCATTATCGAGGACTTGGCTGAAAACGGGATCGTTTGTATACCCGCGCCAGGTATCGACATTGAGGACGGCATTCAAGCGTTGATTAGCAAGATGAGTTATGATACAAGCAAGCCGCTAGACAGCGTGAACCGCCCGAAATTCTACGTTACAGACGAGTGTATGAACATCATTAACGCCCTATCGGAATACACCGGCGAGGGAGGATTGAAGGAGGCGTGGAAGGACATGATTGACGTTCTTCGTTATGCTTCCGTTACCGACATCGACCACGTAGACACCGAAAAACTAGGAGTAACCCGCACTGGATCAGGAGGATATTAAGCTATGAAAGTTGAAAAGAAGAAAGCAGCCAAGAAGAAGGTGGCCAAGAAAACACCAAAGCCTAAAGAGGCCAAGGTAGAGGCTCCAAAGTCAGTGGATGTTCTAATCATCGGTAACTTCCCTAACGCCATGTGGCTCAAGGGGGTGGACAAAAACGGCAAACAGTATAAGATCCGTGTGCCTAAGCGGTTTAGCAATAGGCTGTTGAACAAGCAGATCAAGGTCACTCATATTGACGGGGAGCTTGAAGAATACTATAAATGGGAACCATGACTGACGAACAAGCCCAAGATGAGGCCATGATCTATGCCCAGCGTGAGCCGAATGTGGGCGCGTTGCGGGATGCGTATGAAGATAGCTTGCGTGATATTGACGAGTATATGCGGGACTGCCTGCGCTCGTATAATGAACGCCGCAATCGTTGGCCGGGCAAGAGCAGCGACCTTCGCAAGCATGGTGCTAATGCTTTCCCTTGGGAGGGTGCTTCCGACATGGAGGTTAACGTCATTGGTGAGCGTATTGACACTTACGTTTCTCTGCTGGATCAGGCACTAGACCGCAGCCACATCAAGGCATTCCCGACTAGCCAGGCAAGCGTGGCTCGTTCTGCTGTTGTTTCTTCGTTCCTCAAGTGGATGCGTAAGAGCTACATCCCTGACTTCCGCAAGCAGATGGAGCTGGGTGCAAACTACCTTCTGGAGAAGGGTATTATGATTTCGTATGTGGGCTGGAAAAAGGAACGCCGCACATACAAGCAGACTGTTACCATTGACCAGATTGCAGAGGCTTTGCCAGAGCTTGCTGATGCCATTATTGGTGGTGACGAAAAGGCTGCTATCGAGATGATTAGCGAAGCCTACCCTGAGATGCTGCCCAAGCGTGTCAAGAAGGCTGTGCGTGACTTGGCCAAGGCTGGCATTGCCGAGGTTAGCGTTCCCCGTGACAGCGTTGATTGCCCGGTGGTTTACGCCTGCGCCCCTGATGGCGAGGTGGTGATGCCGTCTTACTGCTACGACCCGCAGCGTGCGCCCTATATTTTCTGGCGTGCGTTCTACACGGCTCAGGAGCTGGAGAAGAAAGTCACCAACGAAGGTTGGGATGCGGCTTGGGTTGAGGATGCAATCGCCAACCTGCGTGGCAAGGACTCCATCTATTACGATGGTGGTGATGGAAGTCACTACCGCAGCGACCGCACGGGCATGGAGGATGATAATGACCTTGTGATGGTCATTCACGGCTATCAACGACTCATTGACGAGGAAGATGGTAGCGAGGGTATCTACTGCACAGTGTTCCACCCTGACACCGATGGCTACGCGAAGCATGAGCTACTCAACGGCTACGATGATTACCCGTTTGTTGTCACCCGCCTGAGCAACAACCAGAAGCGGATTTACGAAACCCAGACATTCAGCGACATCCTGCGTGGGCCGCAGATGCAGATTAAGACCGAGCGAGACAGCCGCATTGACCGCGCTTCCTTGGCCACCCTGCCGCCCATGATGCACCCTGCCGGCAGACCGCCGGGTGATTGGGGGCCGGGCCGCAAGATTCCATACCGCCGCCTTGGTGAGCTTGAATACGCACCCGTGCCGCCCTACGA